ATTCAAGAGATTGAAGCTCAGCGTGGATTTGATGTTCAGATTGCCGAAATTGCTCGTCAAGCTGAAATTGAGAAGCAGCGTTTAGCTTCGCAGGCCGCTGTTGCTGCCGAACGTGAAAAATCCCTCGGCGATATTCAACGGCAACGAGTAGAATCCAGTTATGCAACTGCTTCTAACTTGCTGAATCAAGCAATTAAAGATGTTGTGGCTCGTGAGCGCTACGAAAATAACGCCACGTTGGCCGAATTAGCAAAAGCAATCTAAGGAGGTTTATGGCTGACCCTACTTTTGATTTTGCTAATTGGGCCAAGGCTGCGGCTCCATACTTGATGATGAGCAACCCTCTTACGGCTCCTCTTGCAACGACCAATGCCGTTATGGGTGCTTTTGGGGGAGCTAAAGCTCAGCCCTCAGCCGTAGCCGCGCCTGTACAAGGTGCTTCAATTGGTACAGAAAAAGATTTCGGTCGTTTAATCGGAACCAAAGTTTATACCGGTCCTAAGTTTGGTTATCAAACCCTTGATACAGCTCTGACTCTTAATCCAGCGGCTGTTTCAGCGGATCCCACGGATCAAGCTGAGTTTCGCAGAGTTCAACAAGTCTTAAAAGCTAATTTTGCCTCCTCTAAAAAACCCCCTGTGGTGCAACCTCCTGCTCCGGCACCTGACCGCCGAGCTGAAGAGACGGGGACAAAAACCGGAATTCCGGGTCAAAAAGGGGCTCCTCAGACGACTGACCCTGAGACTGCTGTTTATCAGAAGTATCTTGAGAAAATTCTCTTTGACCCTGAGTTTCGTGCTCGTGTAACAAAAGAAGATACAGAAAACTTTCTTCGTCGTTCCTTACTTACTAATGCGCTGTCGATGCGACAGTCGCGCGAGAACACGCAACGTCAAGTTGAGTTAAAAAATATCGAAGCGTGGAAGGAGCTTGAGCGCGCTCGTATTGATGCAAATACTCGCCAAGCGATTGCGCTGCAGTCGACGATTGCTGCATCGATGCTCCCGAATCAAGGTCTGATGGCGGGAATGACGGCTGCCTACCAGGCCGCTATGGCTCCTTTATCTAGCATTTCCTGAGGTTTAAATTATGGTTGCTCCTCTTTTAGCTGGTCCTGCTGCTTGGTTAGCCGGTGGAGGAATGGCCTTGTCGGGCCTCGGTTCCGTCTTCGGAGCTTTTGGAGGAGGGGGCGGAGGCGCCGGCGGAGGAGATTTCTCAGGTCTATATTCTCAACTTTTAAGCCAAAACACTCCATTAACTATTGCCGGTCAAGAGTTAGCCACTCTGATGGCTCCTTATGTGGAAGCTGAACGGTACCAGACCCTTGCTTTAGGTAAGTCTGCTTACGATCAGTTCGATGTTGCTAAGCAGAAAGAGCAAACCCTGTCGGGTCTGCAGGCTGGCATTGCATCTCAGTTGGCGAGTAGCTCTATCGGGTTAGGTGATTTAGCTAAAAAAGGCGAAATCGCCACGCAGATGCTTGGCCCCGAAACAGCTTCCGCTCTGACGAAGCAATATGCCCTCGGTGTTCAGGAGCTTGCCACTGAAGGTTTGAAGGGGCAAACCACACTGCTGACCCCGGCTGCCACCGCTTTGGCAACCATGGCGACGGAAGCTCAGCGCACCTCTAATAAATTAGCCAGCGATATCGCTTCGACGAATTTGGATATTCGTCGTCAGCAGGAGCAGACGCGCAACCAGCTTGCTCTGCAGCGCGGGCAAGTAGAGGGGCAGTTGGCGATTAAGCGTTTTGGTGCTGGAATGGCTCTTGCAGGTCAGCGTGCTTTTGCATGATTAAATCACAAATCGGGGACTCAACCACGGTTGCGTCGTGGTTGGGTAGTCTCGATAAGTCCCAAAAAGACGCTTTCGTTTTTTACGCTAAAAACGCAACTAGCGATATTGAGACTTTCTTGTATGCTCGATTTCTTCAACCCGCTTTTGCTGGCAGTATTTCTGACCTGACTGCCTGGGTTCAAGAAAAGTATCCCAAAGAAGATCTTCGTAAGATCCTTCTTATTGAAATTGATGGGATTAAACAGGATATTGATAACGTCAGGAATATGACTACGACAGGTATGTTAGATCATGCTACAGCGGCTACTAAGATTTCTGCTTTACAAAAGGAACTTCGGTCGCACATTCAAGCCGTTCGTTCGATTTCAGACGGCTTAGATCGACGTGGACTTTTGCTTGCCGGTGCAGATCGATGCCTAAGAGAGCTGATGCAAACCTTTGACGGACAGCCTTCGATTCAAGCTCTCTTAGACGATTCGTCGATCCTCGTATGGACTACGATTGAGCGCGAAGAAAAGTCTTAAGCGACTATTTCTAACTGACGCATAACCGATTCTAACGGGCAGCGCATAATACCCATAAAAGCGTCGTTAACGCCTAAGGACATTACAAGATCTGTGTTCTCGATGTAAGCCCCAAAAGGCAGAATCACTGCTGGCTGATTGGATAACGGAGTACCGGCGTAATCAGTCCAATAAATCAATTCGTCATTAAGCGAACCTGAAAAAACAGGTTTTTTAATGACGTGAGTAATCTTTTTAAAGTCCTTGTCGATTAAGTAAGCGCCAAGGTGATACTGCAGATACGGCTGACCGCTAGCTTTGCGGGTCATGTGCTTCCAGTGGAAAAACACTAAGCAACTGTGCCCAAGATTGATCGGCGGCGTGGAGTTAAAGGTCGGCGAACCTTGTGTTACCTCGTCTAAACAGCTGGAATCAAGCTCGATTTTTGGGCTTTTTTCGCATTCGACGACGATGGGACGTGTCGAGTACAGACACCTAAGTTCGTCTTTATGAGAGAAGAAACACCAGTTCTTTTCGGTTTTATCTTTTTCTCGATTATGTCCTATAGGCGGAATTGTTGCTGAGATTGCCTCGCCTAACTCATCTACGTAACACACGACAACTTTAGGATTATCAAAAAAGTTGCGACCGTGCTTGTTGTGTCGACTGGCGTAAGTTGACGCGACGAACTGGACGTACATCTCTTCGTCTGGACCGATAAACAGCCGAGGATCTTCGTAGCTCAGACGATGCTTTTTAGGTCGAAGATTTTTAGCGCCTACGACAGTTTGATCGTCGTGCAACAGACCCAGATAAATATCTGTGGGTTTGTCGTTTAAGTAAAAGTAGTGATTGTCCCAGCGGAAACCAAAGGGTTCTGGCTGAGATCGCCACGCGATATACGTTTTGTCGTTGTGCTTCAGGATCGAGGGACTGAAGTTCGCTACTGAACCCTCAGGAAGCCCATAGTTGATACGTGTAAATTTGCCATTTAAGTTATCGGCTTGTGTATATACATCGGGTATACCGCAAGTCTGTCGCTTAATCGGATACAGAACGCTGCTGTGAGCGTGGAAAAATCGAGTAGTTGATTGCATGATCAGATAGTCAGGTCTTCGATAGCTTTAGAAAATCCAGCGGCTACACTTTCCCACCGGTATTCCGGGCGCTGCGTCACAACAAAACAGGATTCTGCCACTTCGTCATAAATGCTCTTCTCGTAATAAAGCTCATCCAGTTTCCGTACAGCATCGGCAATATCGATCAATCCGCGTTCTACGCCCAGATCTTTATCGATCACCCAAGAGGCAATGTCCACGAGCTGAGCTGCTTCTGCCCAAATGTCAGCGCACGAGGTGTGGTTTGGAACCACCTGCGGTTTCCGGCAGCTGGCGTGCTCGAAAGGCACCAGGCCCCAACCTTCGCCATCTGCTGTATTTATACCTACGTCACAACAGTTGTAAATCTGGTTAAGTGTTTCGTCGGACGGCGCATCCATGTAATTAATTTGGTGCGACGTGAGGATCAGACGGTTGGTCCCGTCGAGTCCCAAGCGACTCATTTCGTTCTTAAACAGAGGGATCACGTCCCAGCCCATGTCCTTAGCCCCCATGTGGAGGTAAAGCATCGTGTCGGGTTTATTAGCCGCGAACTGAGCAAAGGCTTTGATCGTTAAATCGATTCGCTTTCGCGGCTGATTGCGGTTGGCGTTAAGGACGATAAATTTATCTTCCGGTAGCCCAAACGCTTTTCGTGCTTCGGAGCGTGAGCCAGGGGTGAACTTCCCAATGTCCACACCGTGGGGAAGAACACCTAAGCGAGCCGGTTTGATCTCGTGACTTAAAATGCGCTGAGCGCACCCGATGGTAAATGTAATCGCCATATCCCACTCAGGGATATTCCGAAGCATGTCAGGGAAGTAGTACTCGCTATCGATCGGGAAGTAGCAGATGAATTTGAATTTCAGTTTTTCCTTCAGGAACTGGCACCGTTCCCAGACTTGGTTACAGATCCAGATGTCCTGCAAACAGATAAAAACGTCTGGCTTAACTTTTTCAAGGATTTCCGGAATCCGTGGAATACCGAAGCGATCGGAACAATGAACGTTTGCAGCGGGATAAACCGTATAAGGGTATTGATGAGGGTCTCCCGAGTAGTTCAGCCCCAGCACATGGATTTCATGCTCCTTACTGAGCTGATCCAGGATGCTGTGTGTTACCCGAGCAAATCCTGTGTTACAACATGCGTCGCCGTACCAGAGAATTTTCGCCATTCCTGAAGTAATGTTCAGATACGAGTAATATAGCGATACTGTCAACTTAATGATATGCCGAGCCGCGAAACGTTCGCTTATCGCCGAGCCGCACAATTACGTGCCTTACGCGCCACAGAAGATAATAATACTGGAGTAGAAACTATTTACAGCAAAGCCGCAGAAGATTTCCATACGTTCTGTACGCTCCTTGATAAACCACCGGCAAAGCACATGCTGGAGTGGCATCGGCACTTGATTACAGGTGAGTCCAATAAGTATTTACTTGATATTGCTGGTCCGAATTTAGATATTTTGGCTCCACGCGGGCCGTTAGCAGCGGAAACCTCCGTTGCTACGCCTGAAGGTTGGAAACCTCTTGAAGAAATACAAGTCGGCGATTTTGTTTATGGGGACGACGGAGAACCGACTGAAGTTCTCGAAGTCCTTGAGTATGACAAAGCTGACGTTTTTAAAGTTTTATTTTCTGATGGGACCTCTTTAGTTTGCGATGATTCTCATCGCTTTGATGTACGGCGTATGGGAACGGATCCCAAAAACGTATATCGCAAAACCACACTTCAAGAAATTCGTACTTTTGTTACTACAGGAGTTAAAGGTAATTGGCGTACGGGAGTTTCCCGTACAGTTCGACTAGCCGAGCCAGATGAAAAACCTTGGCTTGACCCTCGTGGCTATAGCAGATATCAAGTTCCTGTTACAAACCCAGTTAATTACCCACATTTAGAATTACCCGTTCATCCATATTTGCTCGGTATTTTATTGGGTGACGGAGGTCTTACTGATGAAAGCACTATAAATATTACAACAGCCGATAAAGATATTATTGAGTTCATAAGTACAGTCTTGCCTGATGATCATAAAATCGTCGATCGTTCTTACGCTACGCGTAAATACTGCTATCAAATTCAATTAAAAGGCCCCCCGAACACAGGAAAGATTATTGATGGTCGTCGCGGAGGTTTTAAGAAAGAGCTTTCAAAAGCGATTTCAGATTTAGGATTGCGCGGAGTAAATTCTTTAGAAAAAGATATACCAAAGATGTATCTTCGCGGCTCTATTGAGCAACGCGAATGGTTACTCAGAGGTTTAATGGATTCAGACGGAACTACAAAGAAAAAAGCGGCTAAAGGAGGTCTTGTTTACGGCTCTTCTAGTAAAAAACTTATTGATGCTTTTGCTGAATTAGTACGTTCGTTGGGCGGTTTGGTATCTTACTACAAACCCTATTACCCTCATTACTTTAAAAACGGTGAAAAAATAGTTAGTAAAAATCTTGCCTATCGCGTCGCTGTTCATCTGCCTGAGAACATTAAACCGTTTTATTGCAGCCGTAAATCAGAACTTTATTCAGGTCCTGCTTCGGAAAAAAGTAATCGCGGTGTTGTGCGATCCATTCGAGACATTGTTCCGATAGGTACTCAAAAAGTTATGTGCTTAAAAGTAAAAAATACGCAAGAAAGGTTTTTGATTAAGGATTATGTAGTTAGCAGTAACTCGGCGAAGTCCACGTGCTTGAACATGTTCACCGCGTGGATCATCGGTCGACATACCACCGCAAAGCTTCCTTTACAGATTATTTATGTTTCGTACAACATTGCGACCGCTATTCCGAAAAGCCGCATCATCCGGCAAATCATTGACTCACCTGAGTTCCGCAAAGTTTTTCCGCGAGTTCAGTTGAAATCTGGGATGCAGTCAGATATCGGTTGGTCTATCGATTTCGACTACGCAGGTATTCCTCGCGTAGGCGACGAAGAATTTACGTTGCGTGCAGCAGGTCTCCGAGGCTCAATTACTTCTAAACGGGCGCACCTCGTGATCGTGGATGACCCTATTAAATCCAGTGCAGATATTAAAAATCCAGCGATTCGGGAGGAGATGAACAACAACTGGTCATCTGTTATTGCGCCGATTGTTTTTGAGGGTGGCAGGTCTATTTGTCTAGGTACTCGATTCCATCCGCTGGACATTCATAAGACTATGTTTGTTCCGGATAAAGGCTGGAAACAAGTAACGCAGGAGGCAATTACTTATGGCAACACGGGCGAACCAGTTAGTTATTGGCCTGAGCAGTGGTCGGCTGAGTATTTGCTTGGGCAAAAAGAGCTTGACCCTGTGGCATTTGCTTTCCAATATCAGCAACAACCGGTGATGACTTCCGATCTTGTTGTGTCACCTGATTTACTTATTAAAGGAGAAGTAGTCACCGAATTTGATTCGCTTGCGGTCGGTATTGACCTGTCGGCCAGTAAGAATGAGACGAGCGACTATACAGCTTTTGTTTTAGGGGGACGCCTCGGGGATAAGTACTACATCATTGACGCTCACCAATGCCGATCGATTGGAAATCTGGAGAAAATAGATCTGCTCTGCGACATGCTGCTGGAGTGGGGTATCCTCACTCAGCATGATGGGCAGTTTATGCCGACGTATTCCACGATTACACTGGTAGTGGAGTCCGTGGCGTACCAAGCATCTTTAGCCGCTGATCTTCGACGTGTGTTAATTAATGAGCGAGAGCTCGGTAATTTACATATTCACGAAGTGAAGGGTTTTAGAGGAGACAAAATTGCCCGCTTCCGAGGGACTTTAGGTTTGCTAGAAAACAAGAAAATCGTGTTCAATAAATACCGAAAATTCGACGCTTTGTTCGATCAGCTGATCAACGTTGGCGCCACGGCTCACGACGACCTTCTGGACGCCTACACCTGGCTAATCCAGTTCTTACAACGTCGCGGTAACTTCAGCATTGAATATTGAAATGTCTAAGAAACTCTGGGTCGCAATTACCGCACACAATCCGCTTGTTCGTTTAAATCCCCTTATTAATGTTTTAAGTGAGTACGAGAAATTTCCTCATGACGTAATCGTACACATTTACATCAACTATGAAGCACAGAATGACGTTGAAACACTTGAGAGTGTTTTAACTCAGTTTAAAAATATAAAAATAGAGGTTAAGGTTGCGTCTCCAGATTATTCAGGTTGGTTTTTGACTTGGGCGCATAAGACTGACTTGGCTTTAGCCATCTTGAACCGCGTGGCGGATTACTACATATATCAAGAAAATGATGTCCTAATCCGTAAAGATAACTTTGATTATTTTGTCAAGTGGAAGCCTGTGCTGGAACGGTACGGCTTAGAACCTGGCTTCGGTCTTTATGAAAATCTTGACGGACGACGAATCCCGATCGGTAATTATGAACGCTGGAATCTAAGTAAGGAGACGCCTAATGTCTGGCACAATATTGGTTTTACAGTTCCCAAGATTTTGGTCGTTGATTTTGTTAGGCAGTCCTTATTACTGCGGGATGATTTTGAATCAACGTGATGGCGAACTTTATATAAGGTCTGACAGTTTCGATCCGCAAAAGAGCTATCCAAAAACGGGTATTCGGAATTGGCCCATTGCTGATCGAAGCTCAATGGGTTTAGCTTTTGAATATTTGCCTCAGAACTATGAGCATAGGCGTTGTGTGCCTGTTGCTAAGCATCGTAATCATTATGAGATTTTAGAGTTTGGTTTAATACGTCACGATGACGACAAGTACTCCAAGCAATTTAAAGAAAGGGAAAAAGATTTAATATACGTTGAGGAGATGCTTGTTTTGTAATTTAAAGTGGTCCCGCGAGGTGCCGAATACGTCCACATTTGTTACTACTTCGCAGGCAAAAATGAACGAAAAACGCTTTACCGAAGCGACGCCTACCGACTTCGACGATTTTTGGAACAACACGGAGGAACCATCTGGTGGTTTAATTCAGCCAACTAAGTATAGTTTTTTCGAAAAAGCAAACCCAAAAACTTCTTGTATGGAATCTTCTTATTCAGTAAGTAATAATGCGGTTAAACCTAACTATTACTCACGTAATGGCTTAGAGTGTTATGATGTAATTCGCGCCAGCATGGGGCTTGAAAAATATAAGGGTTTTTTGTGGGGTAACATTCAAAAATATTTATGGCGTTGGGAACAAAAAAACGGAAAACAGGATTTAGAAAAAGCAGTCGAATATTTGACTAAACTGATAGAGACATTGGACTGAACATGGACGTTAGAGCTTTTGGGGGCGTATACGGCCAAACGGCCTCATTGCCTTACGCAAGTGGTTTTCTTGTTAACGCTTCAGGCACAAACACCACTTTTGCCGCTTGCCGTGGAATATACGTAGAAAGCGCCAACAAAAATACCGATAAAACTTTGGTAGTAGTTCTTGCTGATTCGAAAGATCCGATTACTTTCAGTCATATTCGTACTGATGTATTACTGCCTATCTCAATTACGCAGATTAGCGGTACCTCCACGGTTGAGCATTGCTACGTGCTTTATTGACTATGGCTGAAATCGCCAAAAAACGAGACCCCGCCAAATGGGCCGCAGCTAAAGCAAAAGCGCGGAAAAAGCTTGGCGGTCACAGTGCTCGGGCCATGCAGCTCGCCACAAAGTATTATAAAGAAATGGGCGGAACTTACGAAGGCAAAAAGTCTTCGGAAAATCGCCTTTCCCGCTGGTCTAAGGAAGACTGGCAGACTCGGGAAGAATACGAAAAATCTAAAAAAGACTGATGAGCTTTTCTACCGCTGATTTAGTAGCAGCTCTTTCTGGCGGCAGAAGCTTCCGGGAAAAGTCCTTGCCCGAATCTAGTGATTTTGCCACGTGGCTGTCTTCGCCTACGCAGCAAAGCTTGATGGCTGGTTTGATTGATATAACTAAGGACGAGCTGATCAAAAAAGCGTTAACTGATCAAGCCTTGATGAAGGGAAAGCTTTATGGCTGATTTAGCTCGCGAAAAAGGACGCACCGAACGGTATCTTCCTCGTGCAGCTTGGGCAGCTTTGAGTCCGGAAGAACGCCGCGCCACGGATGAGCGAAAGAAAGAGGCCACTCGCGGCGATAAACCTGTAAATACTCAAGTACCGAATACTGAAAAAGCTCGTGAAGCTCGTCGAAGAGCTTCCGAGTACATCAAACGCAAGGAGTCTTAATGCGTACCGCTAGTCCTTTTGGTCGCGCCGGCGAATTTTTCGGTGCGGCATTTAACGATATGGAGCGTGCATCGGATATGCAGGCTCAGATTCAGGGTGCGGGTATGTCTGACGCACGTTACGGTGCGGATTATGACGGCGCTTATATGGGAGGAGCCGTTGGTCCTCAGTCGGGCATCTATGGGCAAGATGAAGGACCTGCGTATGACACTGAATCTTTAAAACGCGAGCTTCTGTCGATCGCCAAGGAGCGCCGCCCCAGTAATGGTTCCGTCATTATGCGCGCCGGAGGCGGTGGCAACCCCGCAGTAAAGCAGTAACATACTGACAGTCTCTAAGCGCTAAATGCTGTTCGACTGTTTTTTATATTTTGACGAAAAAGAGCTGCTTGAGCTCCGGTACCATATTCTTAAAGATATTGTCGATGGTTTCATCATCACGGACGGTAACCGCACCTTCCGTGGTGATCCGAAACCTTTTACCTGCGTTGAAACTATTAAAGAACTCGGGTTACCGGACGACAAATTACAAGTTCTCCACGTAGAACTGCCTACTCCAGAGGAATGCAGCATTCCTTGGTCACGCGAATACGCGCAACGTGATGCCCTCGGCGTGGGTATGCGGATGTGTCCGCCTGATTCGGTCTTTTTCTTCAGTGATGTAGATGAAATCCCGAAACCTGAAAAACTTTTAGAGGCTGTTGAGTTAGCGAAAGCAGATCCGGCCCGCTGTGTACGGTTATCTATGCCGATGTTTTATGGGCGAGCAGACTTACGGGTTAAGGACCCTAACGGGGATAACTCAAAAGCCCCTAATAACTGGACTTGTGGAACTGTCGTGCTCTACGACCACTTAGAGCAGACTCCTTCCCAAATTCGTCAAAATCCAAACGATATTGTTTTGGGTGATTGTGACGCCGGATGGCATTTTTCCTGGATGGGTGACCCTGCACGTATGAAGCGTAAGGTCACTTCGTTCTCTCATTGTTTTGATGATATCCCTAATTCAGTAGCTCCTGCTAATAGTGAAGAAATGCTGGCTCATTTAGACGCATACAAAGCACAAGCCGGTGGTACAGACCCGCTCGGAAGGACGGATCACATTCTTGAGCCGTATCCACATGAGCTTTTGCCGCCAGAATTGTTTAAACTTGATAGAGTACGGCAGTATCTTTTACCAAATGGCTGAAAAAATGCCTGAAGCGCTTCGGGAGCACTTCGAAGCTAAAGAAAAGCAAGGTGAAGGCGGTAAGCACGGTGACGAAAAGTCTAAAGCTGGCCGCAAAGAAGCCCTTCGTAAGGCTCAAAAGGCCAAAATGAAGCGTAAAGCCGAAAAAGAAAGCGGCAAACGCTGATTTTCGGCCTTAAAAATTGTAAATAGAGGCCATGGCAGACAATTTGAGCGTTCGTCAGCGATTTACCGAGATTCTTGAAGCCTCTCGGTCGCAAGATCGCAGCAAACAGTCTGCCACAATGGTCGTTTTGAGTCATTTGCAGCAGATGACGCTGCTAATGATCAAAAAGGGTCTGTTTTTTTATTGCGAGCAAGACACTTACAAGGCTCGAAGCAAATTTTTAGAGTCTTTAATTAGTCTCAATCGCATGGATATTCGCTTTCCGGCGATTATCCGTAATTTTTTGATCGACGGGTGTGGTTTGTTCTACTTCCGCCCAGATCCGAAACTGAAATATCAGATTTACTTCTTTTCCAAAAGCCAGTATCGCGTTTATCACGATATAAACGGAGATATTGAAGAAGTCGTAATCCTTTACAGTTATAAAGTAAGGAATTCGACTCTGGGACTGCCTGCTGATACCTACGGGCAGAACAAGCGGTACGTTCGTATCTCGATCACTGCTGATAAAATTAGTGAGTTTGAATCTAATAGCGAATTAAGTTTTGAGTTAGAGCCCGGTACGGTTTTAACGCCTAAAAATAGTCGAACGAACGAATTAGGCTTTATTCCCGCTGTTGAAGTCCTAAATAAACCCAACAGCAGCGGCACAGAAGGCGAAGGCGAATTTGAACCGTTTATGGAACAGATTGTGCTGCATGACAGCATGATCAAAAACATTGCGAAAAATATTGAGTTCTTTGGTAACCCCACGCTGATTAGTTCGCGTCCGCGTAGCGATCTGGTCGAAGCTTCGGATGCGGATCGCACCTTCCGTCCGACTATTAGTAGTCAAAGCGGATTTGCTGGGCGCGATACTCCGTCGACTCGTGTTTCAGAACCGTTTGGTTCTTCGGCAATGATCGGGGGCCTACGTGTGCCTCGCATTATTGCGAACGTCGAACCTTCTGACCGTGTGGGCTACATGACGCCCGACCCGGTTAACGGGGATATGAACCGTTATGCCC